TCAGTCACGCGATGGCCCCGTTGCGGCAGGTCGAACATCGGCGGCGACCGTGGCGGCGTCGGCCAACACCGGTGCCAGTCCATCCGTCACACCCCCTGGATGCGTCAGGGCGACCGTGTCGGAGGCCAATGTGCGCGCGTCGCGCCACGCCGCGCTGTTGTCGGGCAGCAGGACCGCCACCACCCCGAACACGGCGGTCGGAATCGCCGCGCCCACGCTCATCTGACCGGATGCGACGCCGGTGGCGGCGGCGGCCAGGGCCGACAGGCCAGTGACGGTGGAGGGCTGCTTCGCCCAGTCCACAGCCTTGACCAGCAAGGCCATCATGTCGGGCGTCATGTTTCAGGTTCCTTTCGTTATCGGCTTGATCGGAATATTGGGAACGGGTCCGGTTGGGGCCGGTACCGCCATGCCTGTGCCACCGACCGAAGCAGCGGCGGCGGCGCATGCGGCATCGAGATCGGCCTGTGCCGCGCCCGCCGCGAGGACCGCGACAGGCGCGGCGCCCGGGAGCAGAGCGGATGCCTCGGCATCGATCAGACCGACCACGACGCTGCCGCCGCCATCGGTTTGCAGGGCGCAGAACAGTTGCCCGGACGGCGACGCGAGCATCGCGGCGGAGCAAGCGGACAGGCCGCCCGACATGACGGCGGTCAAGATGGCGACGCGCATGGCGCGATCTCCGCTCGGTTAGGAAAGGGTGTTGGAATCTTCGTCGCGGCTGCGGAAATAGGCGTCGATCTCGCGTCGTAGTTTCGGCTTGTTGCCGGTGAGTTCGATAACGCCAAAGCTGTTGCGCTTGAGGTCGGTCTGGGGGTCGAAGTCGTTGTCCGACAGCACCGACCAGCGATCGACGTATTTGCGGCGCTCCTTGGCGCCATGCCAGTAATGCTCGATCGTGCCAGGAACATAGGAGATATTCCCGGCGATGTGGCGCATGGCACGGTCCTGCCAGCGCAGCAGTGGCGCGCGGTAGCCGGGCGACATGTTGCCTGGAATGCTGTCGGTCACGCGGCCGACCAGCGCAAGCGCCATGTGGTGATCGGCCGCCCCCAGCGCGGCGGAGTCGACGAGTCCGCCCACCCAGTCGAGCGACTGGCGCGTGAAGGCCCAGGCGTAGCCAGGGTGGCCGAACTGGTAGCCGCCAGTCGCGTTCGGCCCCTGCACGATGGGCTTGCCGTCAGCCCATAATCGGCAGAAGGAGCGATGGCTATGCAGATGTTCGTCGTTTGGACCAAGATCGTAGCAATCGCTCCAGGGCTGAACGACGTCATATTGTTGTAGGGCATGAACGGTCTCGGCGGCCCAGGCCGGTTTGCGGAAGCGGATGTCGGCATCGATGAAGGCGATATGGCGCGCCTGCGGCGACCCTCGCGCCACACCGATGTTCAGGAGAGCCTCCTTGTTCCAAACGAGCGTCCGGGCGCGCACGCCGACATGGTTGACGTGGGGGATGTCGGCGAGATCGAACGAACGGTCGCCGTAGGCACATTCGACAAGAGTGAGCGACACGCCGCTGTCGAGCATGTGGGAGGCGAACTGGCGCGCGAGACGGATGCGGCTTTCCCATCGCACCGGGTTGGCGATGGCGGCGACGACGTGTAGGAGATTGGCGTTCATGGATCAGGACACTCCCATCGTGAGCGATTGGTAGGGCAGTGCGCAGAGCCGGCGTGCCCAGCCAAGGCCGAAACCACGCCAGGTTGGGAGGCTCGCCATGAAATCCACGCGCTGGGCCTGGAACTCGATACAGACGGCGGTGACCTTGGTCTCTGTCGCGGTATGGGCCGCAATCGCGGACTGCGTCCGCGGACCCATTTCTCCATCGACTTCCGCGCCGACGGCGGCCTGGAGCCATCGCACAGCCCGGTTCACGCCATTGTTAACCGCGGAATCGAAAACGAGGAGTGCAAGCCTCGGTGGCAATTTCGCGCCCAGGATGGGTACCCAATAGTCGCGCCGATAGATCGTCTGTGCGTCGTCGAGCGTAAGTGAAACGATATCGATCGCTGGATACGCCGCGGCGGAGATGCCGAATTTGGTTCCACGCAATTGGCCAAAACCGACTCTTCCGGACGTCCAGTTTCCGGGATCGGATGGTTCATCCGAATAGCCGCCCTCGTGGCCCACGACGATCGTGAATGCCGGTATGAAGGGATCGTCCATCAGTTCCTCGTATGAAAAAAATAGTTCGCGATGAAACCACCGACGGCGAGCATCAGTCCCGCTATCCAGTGAAACACGCGCACACCACCGAGCCCACTCGCGAGCGTGGTGACGATGGTATCGATCTTCGTATCGATCGATGTCAGGCGCGCGGTAATGGCGGCTTCGTGGCGGTTCATGCGCTCGTCGAGGGCATCGACGCGCCCTTCCAGACGGCCAAGCATACGCGCCGCCTGGTCTGGCGGGTCTTGTGGCTCAGGCATGGGAAAACTCCTGTCGGGGGGCGGTAGGGCGAGGTCAGTGCAATTCCGCGAACACGCTCCAGTTGGAGCCGTCCGCCGTGCCGCCATTGAGGATACCAAGCGTCCAGGTCGATCCATCCGGGGCGACCGAGGACGCGGAGAGTTGGATCTTGCCGCTGCCACCCCAGGTGATGATCCCTGTGCCGCCGGTCTCGCCGTAGGCGGCACTGCCATTTGGCGTGTGGATGGCCGTGTCGCGATAGAAGCCGAGTGCGATCCGAGCGGAGCAGGACTGATAGGGGCTATTGTTGTTCACGGCAGTGATGTGCAGCGAACGCGTCGTTGTGCTGTAGTTGGTTGTGATCGGTGATTGCCCGAGGGCAATGGAGGTCGATGCGCCCGGGGTGATTGTGGCAGGTGCCTTGGTGAAGAGGGTCTGCGCAACGACACCTCCGCTGATATAAGGGCGCGCGGCGTTGATTGATGTGTCGCCAGCGCCGAAATTGTCGCGTTGCACGTAGCTTGCCGGATTGCTACCGAACGCAAAGCCGGTGATATATCCGCTCACATCGCAACCGGAGATGGTAACCAGTGCATTGCTGTTGATATAGTTTACGAAATACGCCGGAGAGAGCGTGCCGCTGCCATCGTCGTTAGTACCCGTGCGGCTGACGCAGCCGTTGAAGAAGACCGACGTCGTTCCGTTCAGAGCGACGTGGCTGTTGTTTGGATAAGCGTTGTTGGAACCATTGCGAGCGAACTGGACACCAACGAACGTCCAGTCCTTGCAACCCGCCCCGAGATTGACGCCACGCCAGGCATTGCGATCGAACAGACCGCCACAGAATACGTTCGAGGAGGCATTGTAGCCGGCAACACCGTCGTTGATGCTCCACTCGAACCGTACCGCGATGAAGCTGTTCGCGTTGGCGCCGGAGCCGAGATTGACGCCGATCGTGTTGGCTGACAGTGCGCCGCCAATCATCGCCGTATCGATCAGGTTCGAAATCCCATTTCCATTGTTGGCAAATTCGCAGTTGATGAGGGTTGCGACGTGCGTGTAGAGATCTGGATTGGTAACTGAGCCGAGACCGTTGATGCAGCGCACCACGGTCACGCGTTCCATCATAATCTGTGTCGAACCAGATGAGACGCCGTCGCAGGTCGGTGTGTTCGAGCCACCGTCTAGGAACAGCCCCTTCAAGGTTGCGTCGTTACATCCGTAAACGTTGAGTATGCATGATGTCGTGCCCGCGACCGCGAGCAGGATCGGGGCGACGACGGCTGGTTTCTGGCCTGTGCCTGGAGTGGTTGCGACGTCGCCGGAATAGCCGAGGCCGGCTCCGCCCTCCATCCATGCCCCGTTTGGAATGGCTAGGTTTGCAATGCGGTAGGTGGCGCTGGGTACGATCACTGGGCCGGCAAGCAACGCAGCGGCAAAGGCGGCGGTATCGTTCGTCGTTCCGTCGCCGAGAGCGCCGAACATCTGTGGCGTGACCCGTCCATCGGGAAGTTGGCGGAGCCAACGGCCGGCGCCGGTATTGCCTGTCGGATTGACGGTCGTTCCGGCATTGTCGCCAGCCGTGGATGCAGCGGTCCAGGTGAACAGGCCCGCTCCCCCATCCCCCCTTGTCGCGTAGGCGTCTAGCAGCACGGTGGTGCCGTCGGCGAGCGCGCCAAACGGGGCCGCGCGCAGGGCTGCGAGTGTGAGGAGTTGCGGGAGGTATGCTTTGGCGGCCACCCAGGCCGTGGTCGCCGCATTGGTGCTGTTGTCACTGGCCGCCGGTGTGGGAACAGTGAGCGCCCCGCCGACATGCACCGACCCGACCGACGTGATCGAGCCCACGGCGAGTGCGTTGGCGATGGACCCTGTCGCCGCCGACAGCGCTCCTGCGATGGAGGCCGTGCCGGCGATCGATAGGTTTGTGGCGAGCGAGGCACTGTTCGCGATCAATGCGCCAGTAACCGAGACCGTGCCAGCCGATATCAAACCGACGACGGCCGCCGCGCCGGCCGCGAGGGCTCCCGTGACGGAGGCCGTGCCACCGACCGAGAGTCCGGTGACGAGCGACGCGCTGTTCGCGACCACCGCACCACTTATCGATGCGGACGGCGCAGACATTGGGCCGGCGATCGAAAGCGATCCGGTGATCGAGGTTGCACCGGCCGTCAACCCACCCAGAAGAGTGGCTTGTCCGCCCACGGACAATCCGCCCAGGACGAAGGCCGGTGAACTCGCTCCGCCCAGCGCCAGGCCGGCGGCGGAAGACGCGCCGGTGGGATAGATTCTCAGGTTGCCGTTGGAGCCGTCGATATTCACGCTCCAGGAATACGAGCCCGTGCCGGTGCAAAGACGCATATGGTCTGCGGAGTTGTTCACCACCATCAGGCTGGTGTTCGGGTCGGCGAGGAAGGTGCCGGTGACCGGTTCCCACCCCGCTTCGTAGACGATCGGGGTTACCAGTCTTGGCCCGAAGGTCACGTCCGTGTCGGTGTTCACCCGCATGGTCGCACCCGGCTCGATCGTCGGGTAGGGGTTCCCGTTGGCGGTGTCGAGGCAACCGATGTAGCTGTCCTGCGAACAGAAGTAGCCGTCCGACAACGCTCCGCCGCTGGTGTTCGGATAGGTCGTGGTGCCTCTGGCGACGACGGAGCCGACGGAGCAGTAGCCGACGCGGTTCTGTCCCGATTGCTCGCCGAGGCCGGGGCTGCCGTCGAATACGAGGCCGTGTCCGGATGGAAATGTGTATGCTGTCGCTTTGTCGACGATATTGTGGTCCGAGTTGCCGAAGGTTAGCGCATCTCCGCTGCTGTAGTGCAGGAGGGTGATGCTCTCGAACTGGTTGAGCGAGACGTTGCCGGTCCAAAGCTGCGGGAAGGACGTGCCTCCTGGTGGGTGATATCCTGCCGGAAGGTCGGCATTGGTTCGCCCATGCAGCCATACTCCACGCGGAGCGCATCCGACGGCCGCTCCAGCAGCGCCATCGGATGCCGCGAGCGGCGTTGTCAGCGTGAGGGTCGTCGGACCGACCGCCGCCAGGACATATAGCCCCTTACCGATGCGGACCTGCTGCCCGGCCACAAAGTTGGACGTGGTGCCAACAGGAATGGTCGTCGCGCCGGCTGCGGCCGCGGTCAGCGTCGTGTTCGCGTAGAACACCGCGTAGCCGATGACACGCGCGATGTTGTGCTGCGTGTCGTTATTTTCGAACGGAGCCGCGGTCGCCGATGTCTGCGCCTGTAGAAAAACCGTCGTCATCCACAGGCCGCACACGAGTGGCTGATAGTATCCAACGTCGAACCTTGAATGGTTTACCGATGCGATCACAAGGCCGTAGGCGGCGCTGGAAGCACAGTCGAACATGATGCCGCGAACATCGGCGTTGCTGATGCTGCGTCCGTTGACCAGGTTCTGTGCTGGGCCGATCACCGCCATTGTGCCACCGGGAGCGCCAATCCAGTGCAGGGCCGTGCCGGTGTCGTAGCCCGGCTGCGTGTTGTGCGAGAGGTTGGCGACACCTGCGCCCACGAGATGGATGCTGTTGGATGTCTGGGTCAGCGTCGAACCCAGGCAGCCTTTGCCTGCGGGCAGCAGCACGGTACCGCCTCCGGCCGCCTCAGCCGCCGCGATGGCCGCGGCGATGCCTGGTTGGTCGTCATGCACGCCATCGAAGAACGCCCCGTAGGCGAGGGCGGGAAACACATCGAGGCCGGCAGGGGAAGTGTATCCGGCCGGATTGGCCGCATTATAGGGTGTATATCCCAGCGCGGTGTCGATCGCCGTGGCGTCCAGGGTCGTGCCAGAAATCACCAGGCCTTTGGTATTGACCGTGACGGCGCTGTAGGTACCGGGCGCGACGACTGGTGGCAGCGTGACCGTGACGGTGCCGGAGCCTGCTCCGACCAGGTCGCCCTGGATGGCTATGCGGGGCAGGTTGGCCTGTACAAAGGCCGTGGTGGCGATGACGTCGCTACTGTCACCGTTCGGGGCGGTCGGCGCGGTCGGGGTGCCGGTGAAGGCGGGGCTGTCCAAAAACGCGACGGAGTATCCGTCCGCGCCGAGCGTGCCGCTGTCCAGCACCAGCCCGTCACCGATTGCGATCGGTTCCGGGCCGCCGACGAAGTAGCTGGCGCGGCCGAGCAGCACGCCTGGGGCGAGGGTGAGGCGCTGCTGCGTGGCGGCGAGTAAGGTATTGACCGTGAGTACCTTGGTCTCGCCATCTTGGGCAAGCAACACCTCGTCCTCCGCATCGACGATGATGGCCTGCGGAAGTTGCTGCATGGTGGGCATGATTGGCCTCCCCTTCCTTGCGCCGTTGCGGCGGAGGGAAGGTTGGGTTCGATTGGGGGCGACGTGATTCGCGGGCGGCTTGCAGCTAGGGACGCGTCGCCCTGGCGGCGCGCCAAGCGCCGAAGGTCACTGTCCAATCGACATCGCCGAAGGTAGGAACGGCGAGATCGGTCAGCGTCCAGTTCTCCTGTAACGGATTTGAGCCGGTTCGGGCGAAGGTGACGCCGGTATTGCAATGCACCCGCAGCGATCGTTCTTCGGGCATTGGAACGCCGGACACGGCCATTGCGGTGGCACCGGTCCCATCGCCATAGATGGTGACGGGGATGGCGGTGCCGGGCGGGCCGTATCCGGTGCCGGGTGCCGTGACCTCGATGCCGATCACCGCGCCGCCGGATATCACCGCCTGTGCTGCCGCACCGGTGCCGGCTCCGCCGAGCGTGACGGTCGCGGTGGAATAGCCCGAGCCGCCGGACGTGACCCGCGCGAACACCAGTTCGCCGGAGGTTGCCGCCTGATAGGCTGAGAGCATCGACTGCACGGGCGCGGACGCTTCGGTCAGCATCACCGCCTCCGCGATGTCTGGGAACACCACGGTCTGCAGGCCGTTCGCGGCGATCGGGTTGCAGACGAACCGCCCGGCGGCGTTCCAGCGATTGCCCTCGATCAGCACGCTGTCGGTGCCGGGCCAAAGGCATTTGCTGGCCACCGCGTCGTTCGTGCCGATGAACACGTTGCGGCCGACCAACACGTTGGAGGGACCGTCATGCAACCAGATCCCGCCCATGGTGCCGGCGGAGAGGCCGATCCAGTTCTCCGTGATGGTTAGGTCATTGCAGGCCATTCCGAAATTATGGTCCGGACCGCTCCCCGCGCCGTCGCTCTCGACATTGTTGGCGACGATGGCCCAGGCGGTGCAGTCCCGCACATGATTGCCGGTCACGCGCATCGACAGGCCGCCGCCGCAATTGATGCCGATGAGCGCTCCCTCGATGTGATTTGCGGCGATGTCGCTGTCGATCGCGCCGCCGCAATCGATGCCGTAGGCGGCGACCCCCGTCACCATGTTCCCGGCCACACGGCTGGCCGCGACGTTGGCGAGGATTCCGCCGCCGCCATTGGCGACGCTGCCGTTGGATGCCAGCAGGTTGCCCTCGATCAGCAATCCACCGCCAGCGGCGGAAATGCCGTACAGCGTGTTGTTGTGGCAGATATTACCGCTGACGCAGACGGCCAGCGCATCGGGGTTGGCGTTGCCCCAGGTTGGTGGCTGCTGGTTTGTGGCGTTGAAATTGCCTACCGCGATGCCGCGCAGATTGTTCCAGGCACGGCAGGAGGCGATCTGCACCAGATGGACCTTCTGGACGAAGGCCGGATCGTTGAAATCCGCGACGATGCCGTATTGTCCGTTGTCGTGCGCCCGGCAGCCGAGCAGTTGCACGCCGGCGCAGGCCTGCACCCACACGCCATGCACGGCGTTGCCGCTGAACTCGCAATCCCGCACGACATGCCGGCAGCTCGCGGGATCGCTGGCCTCGAACGCGAGTCCGCTGCCCAGCACCGCGCCGGAGGCGTTGCGGAAGGCGCAGCGATGCAGATCCGACTGTGTGCAGGCGGTGCCGATCAGCACGCCCCAGCTGTCCTGGCCCACCTGCCCGCGGTTGGCGTCGAAGATCACGCCGTCGGCGGCGAAGCCGTTCGCCTGCACCGCGATCCAGGCCCCGCCGGCTTGCGACATCCGCTTCAGCACGCTTTGGCCGGGCACGCCGAGCAGCACCGCGTTGGGCGTGGCGATCGTCCACTGGCCGTTGACGATGTAGGTGCGTGCGGCGAGCCGCACGGGATGGCCGGAGGCGATGGCGGCGACGAAGGCGACGGTATCGTCGGTCACGCCGTCGCCTTTGGCGCCGAAGGATTCCACCGCCAGCGCGTCGGCGGCGAGGTCGGCGAGATTGCGGCTGGCGGTGGCGTCGGAGGGGATGAGGGTAAAGCCGGCGGCGTTGGCGGCGGGCAGCGCGGCGAGGCCGGCCATGAACTGCGCATAGGGGATGGCCGCGTTGGCGCCGCCCTGGCCGATCGGCACCAGATCGGCCGGCGCGGGCGTGGCTCCCGCTGGCAGGGCGGCGACGACGAAGGGCGATGCGGCGGCGGCGAGCGTGCCGCCTGACAGGCTGAGATTCGCCCCCAGCGCGATCGGTTCGGGCGCGCCGCTACCCGCGCTCGCGCGGCCGAGCAGTTGGCCCTGTGCGAGGGCGATCTGCGGCTGCAAGCCGGCGACAATTTGGGCGCGGGTGACGCCGCGCACCACGCCGCCCTGGCTGGCGGGAATTTGGTCGGTGTCCGCTGCGGCCTGGGCGGAGGCGAGCTGGGCGATGGTGGGCATCGTCTCAGCCTCCGATCAGGATGGGGTTGCCGTTCTGGTCGGTGATGACCGAGCCGGAATCGTCGGTAAGCGCGCTGGCTGGGGGGGCGGCGGCGGCCAGCGCCCGCACCGGGAGCAGCACGGCGCGGCCGATGGTGCGGCCCCCGGCGGTGCCGAGTGTGATCTGCACGCAATAGGTCGTGCCCGCCTGCCCGGCGGAGAACCAGAGCACCGCCCGGGTGCCGTCCGCGGCGGCGCTGTTCAGCGTGAGGTCGCCGGCGTCGGCCGGGACGATGACGACGTCGATGGTCGTGATGCCGTCCCCGTCATTTCCGGCCAGCGCCGGGCCGATCTCGATTTCGAAATCCAGCACGTCGGACGGGTCTTTCGCCGGCCACACGAGCGGGCCGCCATCGGGAGGGAGGGTGCCGCGCGGGATCGGGACATACGCGTCAAGCACGACGCGGCGCGCCGTACTCGGGTGCCACAGATGCGAGGCCACGGTCGGCATGGGCTGGTCTCCGGAAGTGTGTTGGGGAAGGGCCGGACGCTGTTAACCGGCGAGCTTGGTCAATGCATCGAGACGGGCTGCGAGACGCGCGATCTCTGCTTGCAACTCGGCGACAGTGGGCATCGCGGGATGCGCCTGCCTCGGTGGGCTGGCGAATGAGCTTCCCTTCCGCACGTCGCCGATGGCGACCGGCTGGCCGGTCACGTCCACCCAGCTCAGGCCGGAATGAAACAAGGTGGCGATGGCCTTGTCGGTTTCGACGATCTCGACGATTGCGCCGGAGTCGATTCTGGCGAAGCGTTGCATGCTCAGAACTCCACAATGACGAGGCCGGACGCGCCATTGGCGCCCTCGAAGCCGGGCGCGCCACCGCCGCCGCCGCCGCCGAAGCCCAGACCGGGCAGGCCGGGGGCGCCAGTGGCCCCGCGCCCCGCGCCAGGTCCGCCGCCATCGCCGCCCCGGTTGCCCGCCGGAATGCCGTCCGTGCCGAACGAGCCGCTGGTGTTGACGGCTCCGCCGAAGCCCGCGCCGCCGTTGCCGCCGGTGTAGGCCGACGCGACCGGGGCCGCGCCGCCGCCTATGCCGCCAGTGGCAGACGCGATCGTGCCGAAGCTCGATGTCCCGCCATTGCCGCCGGGGCCGAAACCGCTGCCGGCGGCAACGCCACCGGCGCCGACGGTGATCGGGATGGTGGAGCCGGGGACGAGGTAGTCCACGACGACCATCGCCTGTCCGCCGGCCCCGCCGCCGCCGCCGGGGAGACTGGCATCCGACCCGCCGGCCCCGCCGCCGCCGATGACGGTGATCTTTGCCCGCGTCACCGTCCGCGGCACCGTGAACACGCCCGACGCGGCAAACGAGGCGAGTGCCGAGAAGCCGGGCCGCAGATCGGGAAGTTTGTAGGTCAGCACCGGCGCGTTGGCGACGGTGGCGACGTTGCCGGCGGCGATGGCGGTGGTCCCTGCATCGACCTCGACCGTCGCCACGCCGACCCAGGCGGCATCGGGCGCGGGCGCCGTCTGAGTGCCGGAGGGGGCGGGCACGCCGGCCTTGGCCTGGAGCAGCACGCGCTGCAGCCGCGCGGTGGGCTGGGCAGCGCCGAGATTGGCCGGGCCGAGGAAGGGCTGCGCGGGATTGGCGGCATTGTAGTAGGGCAGCACGGCGGGGTTCGCGTCGGTCTCCGCGAAGCTTGCCTGGATCAGATACGTCACCGACTCGCCGGCCGTGGGCGGCGCGGGACAGGCGAGGAAGGTCCATCCGGGGTTGATGCCCATCTTGACGACGGGATCGGCGGTGTCGGCGGGCAGCGAGCCGTAGGCGGTTGCATCGACGGTGGTGGCGAGCGTGATGCCGCCCGGGCCGACCTGGATGTTCATCGAGGCTGGTGTGGTCGGGGACACCGCCAGTCCGTCGATCACCGTGGCGCTACCGAGCGTCGCCGCGATAAGCGCGCCGAGTGCGGTCATGGTGTTGCGGTTGAGGGTCAGCATGTCCGTGTCGAGCGGGACGCTGCCGGGATAAACGATGTTGCGGTCCATGAAGGGTCCCTGTGTGAGGGGCGAAGGCTCAGTCCGCGATGCGTGCCCAGGCGATGGTCGCGGCGGGGAGCACGGCGGTGATGGCGGCGAGGATGTCGGCGTCGGCGACTGGCGGGTTCGGGGCCTGGGGCCGGTAGGCGGTGACCAGCGCCTGGAATGGCAGATCGAGGCTGCCCCAGCCGCCGCCCGCGCCGTAGCCAAGCGCGCTGTTCCAGCAGCCGGTATCGGCCGGGCGGGCAAACTCGAACACCGCGGGGGCGCGACCGGTGAGGTCGGTGAGCGCCGCGACCAAGGCGGGGCGGGTGGCGCGTTCGCGGACCATTTCCCGGGCGATGCGGACGCGGAACGCGGCATCGCTTTCGCCAGGGAAGCGCGGCAAAGCTGGCCCGAAATAATCCGCCGAGGCGAGATCAAGGAACCCGTCCGTCGCGGTGGCGATGCGGGTTTGGGCGCGGATATATCCGAGCATCGCGTAGAGCGTCGCCCACGCCGAGGCGAGGCCGGTCAGCACCCCGTCCAGCACCGGGGTCGCGTCGGGGAACCAGCGCTGGGGCAGCACCGCCTTGAGCCGCGCCAGCATGTCGGTCTGATCGCCGGTCATTTCAGCTCACCGTGATCGTGCCGGGGCGGATCATCCCGGTGACGGGTGGAACGAGATCGAGCGTGGCGCCGTTCAGCGTGACCGCCGTGACGTTGATCACGGCGGGATCGGCCGCGTAGGCGATGGCGGCTAGCCGGGAGAAGGCGAGCGTTCCGCCGATGGGCAATTGGTTCATCGCGGCGGCGAGCGCGGCGGCAACCTCGGCCACGACCGCGGCGTGGCTAGCCGAGGGGGAGGTGGCGATGCTCATAGCGACGGTGGGGCGCAGCACCGTTGGCGGCTGTACGGCGTAGCTCGCGCCAAGCGGACGCACCGCCTCGATGGCGGCGGAGATGGCTGTCAGTAGCGGGGCCGGTGGGTTGCCGCTGCCGTCATCGACGATGAAGGTGAACGTGCCGGGCCGAGCGGCGCCGTCGGGCGTCTGATTCTCCAATAGCAGCGTGGAGAGGCCCTGCCGGGTGGAGGCCACGGCGTAGGCGATGGCGGCGGGCGTGGCGCGGGCGAGGCCCGCGAGGAAGAGAGCGAACCGGCTGCGCAGGGCCGCGTCGCTTTCCGCGTCCAGCCCGCTGGCAAAGGCGGCCGGGTTGGTGACAGTGTCTATCCCCGGAACCGCTGCCGCGATGAGCGTGATCGTGGCGGGCTGCACGTTCCCTGCCGCGCCGGGTGTGGCGGCGAGGGCTGGCACCGTGACGGACGAGGTGCCGGCGGCGACGGCGTAGCCGCTTTGGGTGCCGCCCTGGCTGGGCGACCAGGCGGGGTTGGTGTCATCGGCGATGACGGTAAAGGACTGCGTGCCGTCGGACGTTTTGACCAGCGTGCCAGTGGGGACGAACGAGGCGGCGACCGGGCTGAAGCGGGCGAACACGAGGTTGCCGCCGGCCGCGACGGCGCCCACCCGGGCGACGCCGAAATCGCCCACCCAGGTGTCGAGATCCGGTCCCTGCGAGGTGGCCGCGCGGGTGGTGCGTAGCACCTGCACCATCAGCCACTGCATCCACAGCGCGAGCGAGGCATTCGCCTCGACGATGGCGCGCAGGGTGGAGCCGACCGTGAGGTCAAGCAGCTGCGTTGCTGCTCCCTGGATGGCGGCGACGGTGCTGCCCACCAGGGCTGTGAAGGTCTGAAGCTGGAGCTGCATGGGACGCCTATGTGCGGGGCGGTGTGGTTACGACGCCGAGAAACTCAGCAATTGCGTTTGCCCCGTTGCCGCGTCGGCGTAGCGGAGCTGGACGGAGAAGGTACCGGTTTCGTCGAACGCCACGTCGATGGCCGGTTCGGGCGTGCGGGCGACGGAGGCTTCCTTGAACACCTGGCTGCGGATCACCGCGCGTATCTGGTTCGCCTGTGCCGGCTGGCCGATGAATTGCGCGAGGCCGGCGCCGTAATCGGGCTGCCAGATGTAGTCGCCTGGATTGGTGAGCAGGCGTTTGAGTACGCGCTGCTGGCCGAGAGCCGTGCCGGCGGCCCAGGCGAGGTCGCCGGTTGGTCCGATCGCGAGATCGGAGCCGAACAGGTGGGACAGATCGGACATATTTGTTCAGTCCTGGGGAGACGGCTGCGTGCTGGCGGAACCGGGATGGGTGTGCTGGTCGTAATGGCCGCGCAGTCGGGAGAGCGATCCGGCGCTGTCATAGACATCGCCCGCGACGTGCAGGTCTCCATTGATGCGCACCGTGCCGTCGTTGGCGAGTTTCAACGAGGTTCCGCTGCGATGCACCAGCCAGAACTCCCCTGCCGGCGCGTTCTGCGGCGGGCGGGCGCGGTCGGAGAAGCTGAGGCCGACGATCACGCCATGCTCGGCGTTGCCCTCCTGCGGTAGTACCAGCACCTGGTCGCCGGGCGCGGGCGGGCAGACGAGGCCCCAGCCGGAGCCAACCCAGGGCGTGGCGATAGGCAGCCAGCCGGTGATCACCCCCTCGGGCTGCAACGCGACGCGTGCGGCATAACGCTGCGGATCGACGCTGGTGACGAGGCCGAAGCGCGGCTGGCCCATGCCGTGATCGAGTGCGGCGGCATGCGACTTCACCGCATTGAGGAAGCGCTCCATGAAGTTCAGCCTCCTTGCGCCATTGCCGCGGCGGCGGTGACGTTGCGGGCGCGGATGCGTTGGGTGAAGCCGTGTCGCCAGTCCAGCGAGCGTGTGATTTCGTCGATCCAGTAGAGTTGATCGAACGCGGTGCCGGTGCCGGCGACCGCGACGGACATGCGTGGCTTCAGGGTCAGTTCGCCGGGCATTTCGGCGACGACGACGCGCTCGTGTTTGGCGAGTTCGGCCAGTTTGATGTTTGCCAGCCTCAGCGCCGCATCGGGCGTGAGATTGGGTGCGATGTAGACGTAGTCTCGTGGACTACCGCCCTTGCCGCTACTTACGCTCTGCACGCAGGCCGTACCCATGCGGCTGTGCCAGCTTTTCACCGTGACCTGGATCGCGCCGGCGAGGGTGAGGGCGCGTTCGAGTCGCAGGGCGGTCACGTTGGCGGGGCCGAACGCGGTGGCCACCGCCGCGAGCGTGGCCGAGGGCGCCGGGTTCGCGGCGGCGGAGGCGGCAGGCCGGAAATGCAGCGTGGTGTCGCTGACCCAGACATCGAACCCCTCATGCGCGGCGAGGGCCGTCAGCAGGTCCCATTCGGTTGTGGCGCGGCTGAACTGGTCGAGCGTGATGCGGTCATGTTCCAGTTGCCAGTATCGACCGACCGGCGTGGTGGTGGGCGCGACATCGGGCAGGAGCCCGTGGCGGGCGGCCAGCAGCGCGGCGATTTCGCTGGAGGTGCGGTTGGCGAAGGTCTCCTGCGTGCGCGCCTCGATCAGGGCGGCCGTTTGGTCGCGTCCCTCTATGGTGAGTCGGCCGGTGAGCGCGTCGATCTCGACGCTGTCGACATTGCCTTGGATCAGGCTGACCGGCGGGCTCCCGTCCAGTCCGATACGGATATCGATGGCGATGGGGGCGGTCGCCGCCCACATCGCGGCGTCCGGCGGCGCGGGGAGGACGGCGGTGACGTGGAAGCGGTCGGCTGCGTGATGATTGTTGCTGACGATCTGGCTGGCGAGCGGGGCGGCGAGCGGTATGCCGTTGGCGAGCACGATCAGCGTCGGTTGGCGCAGGACGGAGCCGTCATTGGCTGGCAATGCCGCCTCCGGCGTTCGGGTCGGTGTCGGGCAGGTCGAGCGTGACGACGCCTTGCAGCATCGGGTCGGAGAGGTTGTTGAGCGCGGCGATGCGGATCCATTGCGTCGCGTCGCCGAGTTCGATGGCGGCTATGGCGAACAGGTTGCCGCCGGCGGTGGTGAGGGTTCGCATCGCGCCTCTCAGGTGCTGGCGTTGGCGAGGTTGACGGCGGCGCGGGCGACGTAGCCCGAGGCCCGGGTGGCGGCGGCCAACGTGCCCGCTGCGTCGGCGGCCTGGGTGAGGCCGGTGGCGGTGTTGAGCGGCGTGGCCGACAGCGTGGCCTCCGCGGTGGCGGCGGCCGCGTTGAGCTGCGTGGCCAGGGCGGAGACCGCGGTCGTGGCGGCTGCGTAAGTGGCCGTGCCCCGGCTTGTCGCACCGGCGGCGGCGAGGGCCACGGTGGCGGCGGTGGTATCGATCGCGCGGCCCGCGCTTGCGAGATCGGCGAACACACTGCCGCTCAGATCGGTGACGGGAGCGGCGACGCCCGTCGCCTCATCGCGCAGGACCGTGCAGGTGATTTTGTAGGGCACCCAATTGGGATGGGCGTATTCGGCGTCGAAGCGGGCGATCACGACCGAGTAGAAGAACGCGTCCCAGGTCAGCGGCAGTACCGCGCCCTGGACCCGCAGCGCGTCCAGCAGGCGGGCGCGGTCGGCGGCTTCGGGGCCGGTGAAGATGCCTGACCATACGAGGTCCGCATCGTCGCGCCCCATCGCGTCGATCACCCGTCCGCCGCCGGGGAGGCGGTGGATGGCGAGGCGCTGGCCGCCGCCGAAGGCGATGCGTTCGGGGACCTCGAAGTCCAGGAAGAAGACCGGGCCGAGGAGCAGGGAGCCGTTCATGGGGAGGGTGCCCGGTTCACTGTTGCAGGGTTCCAGGCCACGCCGGGGTCAGCGTGGGATCGACACCGGTCGCCCCGGCCTGGGGACGGGCGGCGGCGCGGGCCAGGTGCTCGGACAGCCAGGTGCCGACCCGGCTGCCGTCGAGGAACACATCGCCGTGCGTGGGTCCGGCGGGTTCGGGCTCGCGGCGGGTGGGGGCGGCAGAGGTGGGCGTGGTCGTGGGCGCCAGCGCGATGGGGGCTGCCTGCGCCGGCGCTTGGGGACGCGGCGGTGGCGGCGGGGCGCGTGGGGTTGGGAGCGGGAGCGCGCGTTCTCCCGCTGGCTCCGGGCGCGAGGGGAGGGGCGGCGGGACTGGCGGACGTTGCGGCTGAGCGGATGGCGGTGGCGGGCTAACCAGGGCCGCGACGGACGGAGACGCATGGCGCGGGGAAGCGGCCGGCTCGCTCGCCATGGGTGGAAGGATCGAGCGGTTGGTTTCCTCCCTCGGCCTCCCCCGCGAGGGGAGTGGGGAAGGCGCTGTCGGAGTCTGGGGCTTCTGGAGGGCGGGCGCGGCAAGGGGCGACGGCGGGGCCGGGGCAGTGATGGTGCGGCTTCCCCCCTCCGCCGGCCCCTCCCGCAAGGGGGGGGGAGAAGTGGTTGGTGGAGTCTGTGGTTTTTGGGGGGACGAAGCGGTCTGCTGGGGCTGTGAAGCAGGGGAGGGTATCGTGCGGCTGCCCCCCTCCCCCGACCCCTCCCGCAAGGGGAGGGGAGACGTGGCTTGCGGTTGGGGAGCGGATGGGGTGGCTCGCGTGGGCTGGGCGGACGCGGCGGAAGGCGGGGGCTCCGGCGCTGCGGGTGTCTGTGCCGGGAGATCGAGGGAAGGCAGCGACGACGCCGGGCCCTGGGCGACGGATGCGGCCACCTGTTCCAGCCGTTGCAGATGCGCCGTGGTGGTGGCGATGGCGGCGTCGAGGGCGGCGAGTTCGCGCGAGATGGTGGCGATGCCGGCGCTGACGCCGTTGTCCAGCGCGAGGCGGATGCCGATCAGGTAGGCCTCGTCCATCACACGCCTCCGATTGCGGCAGCCACCGCCCCGCCGATGGCGGCGGCTGTCGCCTCGGCCTGTGCGGCGGCGACCGGGGCGAGGAAAGGGCGCGGTGGGATGCGCGAGGTGCCGTGTTCCTGCCAGAACGCGACCGGATCGGTCGAGCCGATCACCGCCTCGCTCCCTTCGGCGGCGACGCCGATGCTGGCCTGCAGGGCGCCGGATTGCTTCCAGGGATAGACATGTTCCAGGCCGGGCGGGTGGGAGAGCGCCTCGCGCACCGCCTCGCCGATGGTGTTCGCCTGGGCCGCCAGCGCCGTCGCCGCGACCGCGTCGAGGTCGAGGCGGGCGAGGCCGGTGGCGAGATCGGCGAGTTTCATCCGCGATCCTTCCAGCGCATCCGCGCGAAGTCGAACTCGTTGCCATCGAGCGTGCCGAGTGCGACCACCCAGGCGAGGCGGTCTTCCGGGGGCAGGCTGAAAGCGACGTCGAAGGGCACCCCGTTCCGCACCAGGAACAGGCAATCGACCAGATCGGGGTGCCGGCTCAGTTTCCCGCGTGGGCCGCGAGATCGACGGGCGGCGCGGCACTGTCGAGCCCGGTGGCGATGGCCGCGAGGCCGGGATCGCCGAGGCGGGCGACCAGCGCCTCGATCTGCGCCTCGGTGCCCGGCGGCGGCACCGGGATATCGTCGATGGCGGCGACCGAGGCTGCCAGAACCGCCATGCCAAGCCAGGGCTGGTTTTGCGAGAGGCCCGGTCCGGCCGCCTTGAACAGGCGCAGCTTGTCCAGCGCCGTGAGCCGCTTCAGCGCGAGGCGGCGGCCTTGCGCATCAGTCACCTCCGGGGCGGCCTGGGCGGCGGCGATGAGGCGGGCGGAGGGTGTGTCCTGCGATTGCATCGCGGGGTTCAGACGCGGGTGCGGGTGGCGGCGAAGAATTCCAGGCGCTGCTTCACGCTCTGGTCGCCGCGCCAGCTGCCGGCCTGGGCGAATTTGAACACCACCGAGTTGTACTGGTAGGTGGACGTCGAGCCATCCGTCTCCTGCACGTATTGATAGAGTGTGCCGGGCGTGATCGGGGCCCCCGAGAGGTAGCTGGCCTCCAGCCGCGCGACGAAATCATCGGCGGTGGAGGAGCCGCGTTCGAGTTCGAACGTGCCCTCCCAGCCTTTCGGCAATTCCGCGGCGAGCAGCACGCCGTCGATGCGGTCGATGCGGATGGCGGAGGTGACCTGGCGGCTGTCGAACCCGGTGACATGGGTGAGATCGACACGGCCGAACGGACCCATGACGACAAGCTGGCAGTCGCGGCCGACCGAGAATGTGTTGCTGGGCATGTGTTTGCGTGTCCTCGGTGCTTACGCGGTGAGTGCGGGCGTGCTGGTCGGCAGGGTTTGGACCTGGACCTGCACGGTCTGGCCGCCCTCGATGTTGACGATGAACTTCTCGTTGATCGCCTGGTACTGGATTTGCGCGTCGGATTGCACGTAGCCCAGCCCGGTGCGGCTTGGCGGGTTGTTCGAGACGTCGCAGATGACGCTGAAGGGCACCGAGCCGTCCGTGCTGCCGAGCAGGCCCTGGGTGAGCATGTTCTGCAGGAAGGCGAGCTGGGTGGCGCGGATTCGCTGGAACAGCTGTGCGGTGATGACCTGGCCGACATACTGGCCCATGCCGGAGGCGAGGGTGGCGGCAATGTAGTTCGTCATCCGCGTGTAGTTATCGCCATTGGTGGCGGCGTTGGAGCTGGAGTTGTGGCCGCCGCGCACGCCCCAGAAGCTGCCGGCGGGCTGTGGGTTGGTGATAACGTCGATGCCGGCCTGGAGCAGCGCGGCGAGCTCGGCCGAGGAATAGGAATTCGCCTGACCTGTGCCCGGCTGGCCGGATTTCTGGCTGCCGACGACCCCGTAGAGCGGCTTGTTCAGGCTCGACTGCTCCGGCGAGAGATTGCCGAGCCGTCCGGCCACGAAGCCCTGCGGGGAGACGAGACGAAGGATGCCGTTGACCTGGTCGTTCCAGTAGAGCCAGTCGCCGAACATCAGCTTGGCGGCGTAGCTGTCCAGCCCGGTGGATTGTTTGGCGCCCACGGCATCGACGATCGTGTCGCCCGCCGGTCCGGGGATGATCATGTAGAGCCCCTCGGACAGGCCGAAGCCCGCCTGCACGACCCAGGTGGAGGCATCGTCGGCATCCGACAGCACGCCGATGGAGCAGCCCTGGCCGCGCAGCGCGTACATGCCGTGGCGGGGCGGGACATCCTGGCCCACCAGCGTCGCGGCGGTGACGCCGGATGCGCCGTCGGTGCCCTGGACCCCGCCGGTCATCGTGTAGCTGAACGCGAAAGGCGCGACCGAGGTGCCGGCGGCGGAGGCGACGACCAACTGGCTGGGGCCGCGCTGGTTGGTGATGCCGTTGTTCACCGCCGCCGCGAGCGCGGTCCAGAACGCGGCGCCAGCGCCGGCGATGTTGTCGAACATTTCGGGCGGCAGGCCGGGCATCACGACGGTGAGCCGCCAGGTTCCGGCGGCGCTGCCCGCCGACAGCGTGACGCGGATGCTGTTCCCCAGGCTGCCGGTGTAGAGCGCCGTGAACAGGAAGGTGGTGTTCGGCAGTTCAAACTGCGCGGCGGAATCCGAGCCGTCGGTGACGCGCACGCAGCGGAAGGCCGACGCCCCTTGCTGGACGGCCGTGGCGACCGGCGTGCCGAGATCGTATTTGCGGGCCATGACGGGCCCGAAATTGCTGGCATAACCGGCCATCGTGCCGACGATCACCGGCTGACCGACCGGCCCCCAAGAGGCAGTGCCGACCACGCCGATGACATTTGTGGGCACGCCGTTGAGCACGAGGTTCTGCGGCGGGACGATCTGCACGTAGAGATCGGGCACCACCAGCGCGGTGGTGTTGATCGCGCCCTGCTGGACGATGGGCATGGCGGATCAGCCTCCCTGCTGCGCGGTGGTGGGGGCCGGCGCGGGCGCCGGTGTGGCGGTGGAGAACACACGCACCACCTTTGTGGCGTGTTCGGTGGCGAGGATTTGCGCCACCGTGGCGGCATCGGCGATGGCGTCGCCTTTCGCGTGCGTCCCGAACGGGCGCACGACGACGAGGGTCGGGGTCATGAAGGGGTTCTCCGGGAAGGGGAGCGGGTCAGCCGATGCAGGTGCGGATCGTCGGGCCGTGATCGGCGGCGAAGTCCGTGTCGCCGAAGATCAGGGCGGGCAGCGTGGCCGAGACGGTGGTGGCGTAATCCACGCTGTAGAGCAGGTCGCGGCGGAACAGAGCGGCACTCTCCGCCTGGTCGATCACGGTGGAGCCATGAAATAGCAGCCGTCCGGCGGTGCCGTCTGGCAGGTCGATGAAATCGATGGCCGAGAGCGCGGCGTCGATGGCGGATGCGCAGGCATCGCGCGTGGCGGGGTCGGGGCACCAGAGGCTGATGCGGAAACCCTGTCGCTGGCGGCGGGTTTCGGACCGCGCCAACTGGTCGGCCACCACGCGGCCGATGATGCGGGCCGCACCGGGAAGGTTGATCGTGGGGCCGGCGGCGAAGGCGACCCGTTGCGTGGCGAGGTCGGCGGCGAGGATGGCGGCCACGAGTTCGGGGCTGTCGGACGGCGCGGTGCGATGCACGACGGCGATGTTGTCCACCAGCAGGCCGACCAGTTGCCCGCCGCCGGGCATGCCGCCGATGGTCGCATCCGTCTGCGTTGTGGCGACCGTGTAGGTGGGCGTGGCGCGGGTGACGATCCGGAATTCGGCGGGATAGCGCGTGGTGACGCGTTCGTGGCGCGGATCGGGAAACACCGTGACGTTGACGTGGCCTTCCGCGAGGTCAGCGTCCAGCGACGCGCTGTGTGGCCAGCCGCGATAGATGCGGCACAGGCGGTTCAGCGTCGAGGGTGCGTTGGGCCCGAGCGGGTAGAGGATGGCGGCGACCCGCGCGACGAGCGCGGTCTCGACATCGGATTGGTCGGCCATGGCTGGGTTCCATCGTCATGTCGGGCGGCAAACCACGTTACGTCGTGGCCTGGCGCACCTGGAGGCGCCAGCCGAGGTCGGTGCGTTCGGCGGCGGCGACGATCCCGGTGCGGGCGAGGTCGTCGGTCATCAGATCCCCAGCGCGGAGCAGCACGTCGCCGAGTGGTGGGAGCAGAACCGACCAACCGCCGGGCGCGGCGTCAGCCGGGAGGCTTGCCGGATCGAGCCCCGCTCCGCCGGTCAGCACGCTGGCGGGCCAGCCGGTGGCGAGCGGGATGGCCCCGCCGCGCAGCACCCCGCCATAGGGATTGACCCCGATGGCGGATTGCGGTGCGGGGCGATGGAGGGCCACGATGCGGGTGGCGTGGACGCACAGCACCGGCAGCAGTGCCTGCTGGGCTGCGATGAACCAGATTGCGCGTTCCTCGCCCTGTGCCGCCGGGCGGACGAGGTAGTCCCCGGGCCGCGTCGCCGCCGCGTCGAACTGGCCGGTCCAGATCGCCGCGCCATAGCCGACCGGCTGAGCGAACCCGCTGGGCGGCGCGAGAATGACGGGCAGGCGGAGGAAGCGGTTGACGGAGGCCAGCGGATCGTGCGGACCGTTCGGGCGGTAGGCATCGCACCACGCGCCGGCGGCCGCGGCCCCGCGCCCGACGCCGCGGCGAATGATGTCCTGCAACAGCGCCTGATGCATCACACCACGATCCTCAGCCCGGCCTCGGACAAAGCAGGGCCTGGCGGCAGTCCGAAGAAGCCGCAGAGCCGCCGCCGCCAGTCGTCGAACAGGCGGGTGCGGTCGCGGACCTCGTCGGCGTTGCGGGTCCAGACCGCCGCCTGCTCCGTGTCCAGCGTGGCGGAGGCGGCGGGGATCGCCGCCTCCAACTGGCGTAGCGTGGCGAGATGGTGTCGCACCACTGCCTCCTCCGCGCCGGAGAGGAACTGCATGCGGTATTCGAGCGCGCCGTAGGCCTGATAGAAGCGCCAGCCATTGAAGCCCTGGGGCGTGCCGCCATAGGCGGGATAGCCGCAGAAGCGGCGGATGTCGGTCTTCTCGGTGTCGGTGAAGGCCATGGGCGCGCCCGCCGCCTAGCCGATATGCTCGACCACCACCGCCCGCTTGTAGGCGGCGGGGCTGGCGGTGGGGATGGTCTGGGAAGTGGTGGTGATATCCGTGGGGGCGCAGAAGCCGCCGATCCAATACCAGCTTTGGGCGATGATCTGCTGGAGCCGGTCGATCGGCTCGCGGGTGACCATGGCGATGCCGTCCACCATCGAGACGATGGCGTCCTTCGGTGTCACGTCGGTGTCCTTCATGCCGGCGAAATCGCCCTCCACCAGCGCGCCCTTGCCGCAGATGATCGGGCGGCGGACCAGTGCGCTGTTGCTGTTGCTGATCGACGTGACGAAGGCCTCCGTCGTGGGGATGAAGCGCAGGCCGAGGAAGTCGTTGATCATCCCCCTTTTGAACACCTGGTTGGCGGAGGTGGCGCCGGTGAAGAGCTGGCGGAAGGCCTCGTCGGCGAACAGCTGGCGGGCGGAGACCGGATCGAGATAGCAGTTGAACACGCCGTCGATTTCCGGCACCGCATTGGAACGCAGCGTGGCCACCGCGTTGAGCAGCGTACTCATGTCCAGCACGTCGGTGGCCGTCAGCTGGGAGGTGTTGGCGCGGTTGTTCGGGCGTGCGATGAGGGGGGCGTTCGCGGCCACGACAGTGTTGTTCGCCGTGCCGTCGGTGACCGAGACATTGGTCGTGAATGTGAGTGTTCCGCTCTGGCCACCGGTAAGCAGCGCGGCCGACACGTTGGCGGTGTCGGCCGTGGCGCCGATCAGAGTGTAATTGGTCCCGTTGATGCTGACGACAAGCGATGCGCTGGATCCGACGGTGGTTGGCACGCCGTTGACCGAGACGGTCTGAAATCCGCGGATATCATCCACCTTAACGGTCGCACCGGCTGCCGCGAGTGTCTGGGTGATGCGCGTGTTGCCGCCCATATAGGCGCCGAACAGCGCGTTGCGGGCCAGTTCGTCGAGCGAGCGGGCGGCCTGTTCGCCGTTGATGGCGGCATTCAGCAGGAACTGGCTGGCGATGCCGACACGGCTGGTGACCATGTTGAGGTCGGTCGAGGCCGCATAGTGATTGAGCGTGATGGTGAACTGCTCGACCGAGAAACCCTGCGGCGTCAGCCCGTTGTCCAGATTGGTGTTGGTGGCCGGGTTGAGCGGCGTGGTGATGGCGGACTTGAGGCCGGCGCGGGTCTTGGTGAGCGTCTCGCCGATGCCGACGGCGAAATCCTCGCGGTCCGCGCAGGCGCGGTAGCCAAGGCGGCTTTGCATCGCCGCCTCGAACTCGCGTTCGAGGAAGCCCTGCTGGATGATCGGCTGCAGCGCGAGAGGGAAGTTCTGGATACCCATGGGGGCGCGATCCTCGTGTGGGGAGCGGGTTGGGGAGGCTCAGGGTGGCGTTGAGCTTGTGCCGGCGACGCGTGGCCGGCTGGCCGGATCAGCGGTGGCGGAGCAACTCGGCGCGGGCTGCCCGCCATTCATCGTGCGTCATGTCCATTGCGCGCCGTGGGCCGGGCGGGGTGGCCGGGGGCGCGGCGGCGGTGCTGGAGGTGCTGGCCTGACCGAACAGCCAGGGCTTGGTGCGGCGCAGGGCGCGCATCAGCGCCTCGCCGCCCTTGACCTCGCCGTCGTCGCCGACTTCGACGGTGGCGAGATCGACCAGTTTAAGGCCGTCGAGATCGACCATGCCGGCGCGCACCGCCTCGGCCTTGAGTTCGGCACGCACCAGACGGGCGCGATGCGTGGCCTCCAGTTCGGCGATGCGGCGTTCGAGCGTCTCGACGCGCGGGTCGGCGGTGGCCGACTCCGGGGGGGAGGGCGTTGCTTCGGTCAT